CATTAGATACTGCATTTATGAAGGCGCTAGAGACAGGTGCTAGTACAGTACAGATCACAGCAGACAAACAGGCTCTTCGTGATGCTCCTGCAGATCCTAGAATTGACGCAGCCACAACACCTACTGAGTTATCAGCGGTTCAACCTGCAGGACTAACGATAGAATAAGTAGGTCAAAAGGAAGAGCACAATGACAGCAACTAGACAAAATTGGCAACTATGGACCGCTAACCTACCAGACAATGTTATAGATACTATTGTAACGCTTGCAGGTGATACACAGAAAGCAGAAACATTTGGTGGCGATGACGAAAGTGTCAGAAGTAGTCGTGTCAGTTGGATGAGCCAACATGACTGGGTTAGAAATACTTTATTTGAATATGTAAATCTTGCTAATCAAAACGCTTTCCATTTTAGCATCTATAACAAAGCCGATGTCCAATACACTGAGTACCATGCTGATGAGAAGGGTCACTATGGTCTCCACCACGACATTGATTGGAGTAGGTCCGATGGCTTTGACCGCAAACTATCAGTAACGGTCCAACTATCAGACCCATCAGAATATGAAGGTGGCAGTTTCGAATTTACAGAAACTGAAAGCCCTGACGTTGTGTCTTCTAAGGCCAAAGGAACTGTTTTAGTTTTTCCAAGTTACCTTCAGCATCGGGTCAATCCAATAACAACTGGGACTAGGCGATCTTTAGTTGCTTGGTTCGAGGGGCCAAACTTTAGATAAAAGGACCACTTAATGACATCACCTGACGATAGTTGGCACTTATCAAAAAGTGTCCCAATCACCCTCATCATCGGTTTAATCACCCAAGGCGCAGCGATCGTCTGGGTGGTGTCAATGATGTATGGGGACATCGAAAAAAACAACGACAGATTAAGTGACTTAGGCAACCGCTTGGACAAACTAGAAGACATAGTTTTTTCCCAAGCGATTGCGATGGCGCGGATAGATGAAAACATAAAAGCCATTAGGGAAGATGTTCACAGGATGGCTACAAAGGAAAATAACTAGTAAAATGTTAGCGGAATTGGCCGCTTGTAACGCTGCCTTTATGACCGTCAAAAGTTTCCTCCAAAACGGAAGAACTTTAGCCGACTGTGCTTCACAGATCGGGACCATTGTTGCAAGCAAACAGGCACTTGAGGAGAAGGTACACAAAAAAAGAACTGGGTTCATGGCTCAGTTAAAACAAACTCAGGCGCAAGATCTGGAAGAGTTTCTTGCGCTAGAGAAAATCAAAGAGACTGAAGAAGATCTAATCCAAGTGATGATCTACCAAGGTCGCGCAGGTCTAAAAGAGGATTGGATGAACTACCAAGCAGAAGCAAGACGCAAGCGAAAAGAAGAGCGTCTTCGTGCGGAGAGAGAAAGACAAGAGATGATTGAGGCGATTACGATTGCAATGATTGTCCTAGCCGGAATCACAGGAGCCGGAGTCGCTTTCTACTTCTTCGCCACACAATAAAGGAAAGCATATGATAGCAGCATTGACGTCAGTCTTGCCGAATGTCTTGGGTATTGTCGATAAGATGGTTCCAGACAGAGCAGCCGCTGAACTAACGAAACAAAAGATCGAAATGGAACTGGTAACTGCAGCCAACGAGATCAACAGACTACAAGCAGAGACTAACAAAGTTGAAGCCGGACACAGGTCTATCTGGGTTGCCGGATGGCGACCGTTTATCGGTTGGTCGGCAGGTGTCGGTGTCTGTTACTTTTTCTGTATGCAACCACTTTTGCAGTGGGCGGTAGCGATCTCGGGATCTACCATGGCGCTGCCGACTTTCCCAGAGGAAGCATTGTTCGAGATGGTGTTCGCCCTTTTAGGGATGGCAGGTCTCAGGAGTTTCGAGAAGATAAAGGGTGTCGCAAAATGAAAGATAATTGGATTGAGTGTCTAGCACAAATACTTAAATCAGAAGGTGGCTATGTTGATGACCCACGCGATAACGGTGGCGCTACTAACATGGGTGTTACCAAGAAGACCTATGAGAACTGGGTAGGACGAGAAGTCACTAAAGAAGAGATAAAGAGCCTCACAATAGAGGACGTGTCCCCCATCTACAAAGATAGATACTGGGATAAAGTTCGAGGGGACAGCCTTAGTGACGGCTGCGACCTTTTACTTTTCGATCTTGCCGTTCATTCGGGCCCAAGACGTAGTGTCAAGATAGCCCAACAGACGGTCGGAAATGTGGTTGTTGATGGCCTAATAGGACCAAAAACAGTTGCCGCCATCAACGCTATGGATCAAACAGATTTCATAAAGAAGTTCTCTGAGAACCGCCTAGATTTCTACAAGCGTATTGAGGCATGGAAGCACTTCGAGAACGGCTTCCGGAATAGAGTCAAAAAAACACAGATCGCTGCCCAACTCATGGTCAGATAGATCTGTTAGCAACGAAAGGTAAGGTGATCGTATATCTTTCCAACTTTTAACACTGGTCTCAGGTACAAAAGTCCTTTGATCAGTGTTTTTTGTAACCATATAATATTGTTATGGCTTTATGCCCACTTATTAAGTCTCAAATGTTTGCAATGTCTGCAATGTTATAATAAACCGTCATGCGATACTTCGGTATCAGGGGGGAACGAGTGTGATCGGTTAATCTGAACAGCCTTTCCCTCCACCGTTTATACGTCAGTCTCTATGCTAAATAATCCCTCTTTGCCTTCTAACTCGGTAATAGAGATTAATGACCAGAACTGGTTGGCTGATAAGAATATTACTTGATACTCCTGTAGATCTTCGGTCCACTGCCTAATAACCACACGACCACCTCGATCAATGTAAACCTCTATGTCTTCTTGTTCACCATTGGTATCCAGAGCGACAATCTTCTTATGATTACCTTCGGTTTCTACCGTAAACATTAATTTTATTTTCCTGTTGTACTAAAAGGCCCCGAAGGGCCTCTTGTTTTTTGGTAAATCCCAAACCGCTGTTTTTACAAAGGTCTTATTGGGATTTCTTTACGCTGCCTCAATGTCTACGAGTTCACAGACGCCACCAACGCAAGCCATTGTCTGGCTGCCTTTAGTGTTGTCCTCTTTCTCGTATTCTGTAAGTTTGCCCCAGTCGATGCGACTAGGCATCTTTCGCTTGGCCGCCTCATACTCCATCTCTGTGCAGTCCTGATAAGGAGCCTGTTGGTATGTATGCTCGAACTTTGGCAAGAAAGAGACACCAGACATCTCGTCAAAGTACTTGTAGACAAATGCACCTACCTCTTCCCATTCATCTTCTCCGACATCGACGGTAACTGACGGCTTATGGCAAGTATAATGCCTCTGGTACATAAGCCACATATTTAACTGGTCGATGGCTGTCATATCATGCCGAGTTATAGATCCGACCGGACTCTTTATTGGAAAACTAAAGACAGTCGTTTGATCAGGTTTCATAACACATGGCTCACTAGGTATACCTTGGTCAATCATGAACTGCGTCAGTGGATCTTTATTGTCTCCTCGCACTGTACGAATGTAAAAGTCATTGTATCGAGCGTGAATCCCAGAAGCCGTCTGACACAGTTGTGAAACCGTTCCACTTGGCTTGACCGCCGTGACTGCAGCCGACTTTTTGATACCCAACTGATTGGCATAGAACGCATTTGTATCCACAGCAATCTTTCGTAGCATCTGTAGTCGAGACTTTAGGTTCGGTTGCTTGCCGTTGGTCAGGGTGTTGTCCATGATCCCAGTCATCGATACGCCTAGTAGTGCCTCCTTCTCTGTCGTCTCTTTCCAGATTGGACGGAGGTAGGGGAAGTAGGTGAAGGTTGCTTGGATGGTTCCTAAGATACTGGCGAGTCTAATTTTGCGGCAGATCGAGTCCATTGTGTCAGTCTGGCGAATGCAAACCTCTGTTAGATTGCACAGTTGGTGTGGTAAAAGGGTGATTTCGCTGCATGGATTGGTGCCATAGAGAGCCTCTGGATCTCGCTTACCATCGGCTAAACACCGATCTTGGACTGCCTTGCGATTAAAGATACCACGTTCACCAGATCCTGATGCAACTAAAGCATTCCATTCCTCTGTGAATGCCTCGTGGCTTGGCTTCTCAGAGTAGGCTACAGAGTTATTGGCTAAAGCGAAGTGAGGGCTGTCTTTCCACCACTCGCCACTCTTGGCTTCACGCATTTCAGTGTCACTGAGGTCCGAGAGGCTGATCATGGCTGACCTTCGCACACCGCCGACCACAACTACATCACCAATCTTAGTCATGATGCTATGGACCTCAAGAGGCGTTAGGTTTCTCCCGACTGCACCTTGGAACGTCGTGATCGTATGATCAAACAGATCCACAAGTGGCTGTGGTCCAGACGCACGTCCACCGAATGTCTTTAGTCGGGCTCCTGCAGGGCGAACTTGAGAGATGTTAAACTTTGGTATTCTGCCTAGATACAGTTCCTCGATCAGTTGCCTATAAGCATCAGCCCATCCTTCTTTGGAATCTAGGACGGTGATGATGTTATTTAGGTCTGACTCATAAAGAGAACTTGGAACACCTTGGAGTTTATTGACGAACTGACTTTCGACGCTGTAGCCGACACCAGTTCCGTTCAACAGAATGTATAGTACCTCATCGAAGCATCTATAATGGTTGATTGGCGTGTAAGAGCAGTTGTATCCTGCGAGATGATCTCTTTCCAGTGCAGGACCTGCAGTCATCATAGATCTCATGGATGGCATAATATCGAGGTTAAGGATGGCTTCCTCTATCTCTCTATGGACCTCTCTCTTGACTTTATCTCCGACCACATTCGCCATGTAGCGATCTACTGTCTCAGTCCAAGTTTCCCTACGTCCTTCATCCTCAATCCATCGAGCATATCGACTTGTGTGGATGAACGCCTGATAATCGGTAGGTAGGTAGTTATTCATTGATTTCTTTTCCCTTTAGTTCGTTAATCCGCATTTCGATGTATCTTTTTGCTTTTTGTAGGTCTTTGATCTCATCGTCTTTGTATCCTGCACGGCACACATACTTGATGACGTTGCCACGCCAGAACTCGAAGCGGTTTCTTTGGATAAATATGATCGGCTCAATCGGAAACTGAGCATAATGATCGGGTGATTTTATATCGTCGTTGTCTTCAGTCATTAGGCGCGTATCCACGGTTTCTAAGTACTTTTCCGATGTTTCGAATAGGAGTTCCCATTATTTCTGCGATCTCTGCCCAAGGCATTCCTTGGCTGTGGAGGTCTACAATCCGAGCGCATCTTTCTCTAATCTGTTGACGAGTAGAAGATTTCTTTTCACAGAGGCGCTCTCTGTCAGAATTAGTTTCTACGTCATACAAGATATTTTTCTCGTGGACCCAAGCGTTACGTTTATGACCGTTGTAGCGAGCAAAGCGTTCACACTCTGCCTTGCACATTCTTTCGTATTCACTCCAGTTTTGGAGGATGTTTTGTTCCATTGTAGTAGTCATGCTGCAG